CCCAGCTTTTTTGTTACGGCATTCTAATAATAGTGCTGCGATACAGAACTTCAATCAAGTCATGCAGCTTATTAGCTACATCTCGTGTTGTTGCTGAAGTAGCATCAATATTCGTAATAGTATCACTACCAGTACTCGCAATGATAGTTTTAGCAGTATCACCTACTCTGTAATACATTTTGCCTTCACCGCTCCATAGAGTGTAATCATGCACCGCTGGATCACTGGTTATACTAATAGAACCGCCTACTTGCGTACTAGTATTATAAAATTTAACAGCTGACGGTATGTTGCAAGCATTAGTGATGTCGACATTAAGCCCAGACCACTTAATGAGTTTGTTACTTCCTGCATCAAGATCAACAAAATAAGCATTAACAGTGTGCAGCGGAGTGAACAAAACATTATCAGTGCAAATAAATTGTGTTTGTTCAGGTGTATTGGTTACAGATATCAAGTGCTTAATATTAGAGTTGTTGTAATAAATGATGTGATTATTGCTAACAGTACAAACGATATTGAAGCCAGGTTTCAGATTGTTATAGTTAATCATCGCTGCATCTTCAAATGTAGTGTGATTGCCCTGCGGGCTATAAGTGATATTGCAATTGTGCACAGTATGATTAAGGCAGAAACCAAGATTATTGATAAGATTTTCAACGTTAATGATTTTAATAACGAACTCAATCCAGCTATCAGTAATACTGACTGTTCGGTTAGCACCTTTAACATCAATAAAGCTGTTCATATTCCAGATATTGCAGTTGCTTATCCTAATCGGGTTAGATGCAAGGACTTCTATGCCAGAACACGGAAGCCATACATTCTCTTCATTGCTGCCAGCGAAAGTGCAGTGGTCGATAAAAACAAGGTCTGCATGGTCGAACGTCATCAAATACTTTCCACTTTCGGCAAAGTTGCAGTTTTGGAAAGTTACATTTGTAATGTTTTTAATTACTAACGGTGTCTTTCCGCTAGGAATATTGCCGTTTACTGTAATGTTATTTACTCTAAGCTCGTTTGTTTTATTGTCACCACCAAATGTTAGCACTGAGTTGTTCATTAAAATTCGGCTTCTATTCATGTTAATGCCAGTAATAGTGAGCTCACCGGCATTTTCTACGGTAATGTTGCCATCGCATTTGTAATAGTTCAGCAGGTACACGGCATTCAGCTTGTTGGTGGTGACATAATCAAATGCCTGTTGAACAGCAGAAGTGTCGTCAGTGATTCCGTCACCAATAGCGCCAAACATTTCAGGGGTGATATATCCAAGTAGTGGCGTCAGATATTTTTGCATAGTGCCGTTACTGAACATATTAGTAAGAACGGTCTGCAAAGTGTTGTTTAAGTCGGGGTCTTTGAAAATATCATTTACAAAATCTTGAAGTTGGTTGAAAGCTGTTACGGTGTCGATGCTAAGTTTTTCAACTTTATTATATCCGATAGCCATAGTATTATACAGCTGCACCAGATTTGCCATAATCTCATAATCAGAAGCGCCCTGAATATAAGTTGTCAAATCAAACTTTCCGTAACAAGGTAACAATGGATTAATTTTAGGGAAATCAGGAATTTCAGGCGTATAATTAACCACAGTTAAATCATCCCTTTCATTAGCTGTTACATCTCAATGCCAAGAATAGCATTAAGTCTCTGTTAAATTTCCTACATCCATGTTTCAGGATTCACCCACGCTGACCACAGTCAGCACCCTCACCTGTACTCTTTATAGCTGTATTACACGAACAGCCGTGAAGCAGTTAAAACCTCACATTTTGCACGGTCAATATCAACCGCGCTTACATAAAGAAGCAATCACTTCTTATGCCTGTTTCGCCACGGCAGAATAGCCGCAACCGCTTCGCCCAGATACTTGCTGACCAGCTTTAGGAAGTCAATGGTAACATCAACAAGCTGTTTCAGCCGTTTCATGCTATCTTTATTCATCCCTATCACCTTACTTCAGCTTAACCCAGCCCTCGACATTGTACTTCTTATTAGCCACGGTATCAGCATCAAGCTGAATGCTAATCACATTCAGTCCATCAACGCTGCTCGTAGCCTTTTTGACACTAGCAGCAGCATGGTTAGAACCAGTATTAAACCAGCTCACTTCTGCGTGCGCGCCACAGTCAGGCAGGTTGATGTACAGCACATCGGTATTTGCGTCCACAATAGCACTGGCGCTGAACACAGCATTGATATGCAGTGCGTCATTCACCAGGTAGCTGGCGTCGTCAACTACCTCAATGCTAGCATTTGCCGAACTAATGAACTTACTCATAGTCAAACCTTCTTTCTTTTAAAAAACACTCATAAAGCAGTCGCCCAGAGCCCGAATCACTTCCATATCAATGTTCCTCAGCGAACTCTGATACTCTTTGAACAGTTCCGCGTAGCTCTTTCCATTCAATCCGGTTACAGTTCTCTCTCTTTCGTAAGTTCCAGCAGACGCTTCTTTAGTTTTTGTATCATAAGTGGTAGTGTCAGTAGTATTGTGGGTTGTCGTATCGGTGCTATTGTAAGTGGTCGTGTCGGTGCTGGTGCTGTTGCCAGTGCTACTGCCAGTGCTCTTGTTTTTGCTGGCGTTGCTGGCATAAGTATTATTTGCGATATCCGTTTCAATATTGAGCATCTGACCTGGTGTGTCAGAGCCAACATTCAGGACATAGCCATTGTTAGAAGAAGTAGTATTGCTGATGTTTCCAACAGTATCGACACCACTTCTGGCAAGTTTGTCATCACCGGTTCTGGCTGTTGCGTCAGTGCCTGTATGACTGCCGTCATGAGTATCACTTTTACTATCATTGATAGCTTCTGTGAAGGTACTTCCTGTATAGAACTTCCAGTTCTCAGCCAGAGCGTCATACAGAAGATTCTTGACAGGCATAATCTCGTTCATAGTCGTGTTCAAGAAATGCTTGAATCTGTCAGGCGGAATACAGCAAATTTCATTGAATCGGTAGTGTGCAATGATTTTCTTGTTAAGAGCATCACGAAACCTCGCTTTCTCGTCATCAGATGTAAGATAGCTAGGAAGCGGATAATCAGTCAAGCCGATATCATAACCGCTTTTGATAAGCGTGTCAAGTTCAATCGTATAAACAGCCATTTGTTACACCTCGTCTTCATTAGGTTCATTGTCGTCCTGATAGTTTTTAGTGTAAGTAGCGTTGTAGCTATTCTTGCTGTACTTGTTGCCTTCAGTGATGTAAGATTTAGTTGCAAGTTCAACATCGACATTTAACCCAAACAGGCGGTTAATCTTTTTGCACGCTTGTTTACGCTGAGACAAACCAATGTTTGCAAGTGCATTAGACTGCCGGTCAAACTGGTTAACCTCGTTTGTTACTCTGCGCTCTGCCTTGTAATCAGCCATACCAATACCAAGGAATCCAAGATATTCATTGTACTTAGTAATCTTGATATCTTGCAGTTGTCCAGCAACAAATGGTGCATCAGTTCTTAGAACCTTAAAACTGTTAGGGTCGTAGTTGTCCTTGTTGCCGTAAATAACAGGGGTGTTGCCGTTGTACTTCTGATACAGAGCCATTGCAGATTGCTTCTGCTTCTGGTCAGTAAGAATAAGAATAGGCGTTTTCTGTGCTTTGATATTTACGTCAATGCTCTGGTCAATGTCATACAGCATTTTAGCATACCTGTTAGTAGTCAGGAAAGTTGGGTACATATCAGGCGTGTTACGAATGAGAACACAGTTATCATACGGTATGCTGTCAAACACCTTTACAGGGGTAATGGGTCTGATGGAGTTTGGTTCTTGATAGAAGTTGATTCCTTCCAGTGCGCAGTTAAGCGCCATATAGCCCAGACTAGGAGCGTCAAAGAATACTGCTCTGCCATAAGTAAATAAGCAATATTCAAGATATCGTTCGTTCACACTGTCAGGAAGATTGTGCCACTTGAACATAGTATTGGCAAGATTTTTGAGACGTGAGTAGTAATCACAGTAAGCGGCTTGGTCAGCTTGCTTTTCAGCAAGTTCATTGTCATATTTATACATTGTATCACCTCACTGATTGAAGAATCCAATAAGTTTTTGCATTAGGAAGTTAAGCAGAGATTTTACAGCAAGACCAACAAGAGATGCAATAATAGAGCCTAGTGGGCCACCTACTGCAAAGCCAGCCGCTTCAATTGCAGAAATGATAGCGTTAGTAATTATATCAGAAAGAAATGGTGCAAGATAATAAGTGACAACAGCAGAAGTTATGCTAATTACAGCCTGAGATAGGATATTCTTTGCAGCTTGAGCAATTGAGATATCACCTTTAAGAACGCCACCAATAGACTGAACAGTGACGTTCAAAATGCCGATAGCTAAGTCAGTAGCAATTTGTGCTGTATTACTGTCATCAATAATCGTTGGAATGTAAGAAGTGATAGCTGTTGCAGCGCCATGTGCCATCACATTGCACATGAAGTCAATAGAATCACGCTTTGTATTCTCTAAGAAAATCTGGCAAGCTTGCTGTACATCGCCAGTAGAAATAGCTGTTCTAACAGCAGACCAGCCGTTTTGTACGATAATGTCAACATAGCTATCTAGGTAAGAACCTAATGCTGTTGCTGTGTCGCTTGTGGGGTCTAGGTTTGTAGAAGAAAACACCCAGCTTTTTAATTTTGCTTTCGTGTCAGCAACAAACTTTTCGCCAGCAGATGTAAGAACTTCGCCTACCTTGTTTTCAATATACCAGATAGCATTGTTTACAACTGATTGACAGAAGTTATCAAAGATGTAGTAGAAGTTGCCGCCTTGCAACAGCTGATTTACGGCATTTATGCCTTGCTCTTTCATGCCGTCCAGCTGTTTCTTGATAAAATCATGAATTAGTGCTTCAAGTTTTGAACCGGGTTTAACGCCTTGTGCTTTACAAATCTTGTCTGCTATTCCATTAACAACTTCATCGTATTTTGATTGCGATACAGTGCCATCGCCTTTAACAGCACCGATAATAGTATTCATATCATCAGGTGAAATGTAAGGTGATTTTACATAGTCAACAGATGATTTTTGGTTTTCTTTCCAAGGAATACCCGGGAAGTCTGGAATGTCATTAGGGTTAACTGAAAATGTGGCGTGTCCTGTAAAGTTTCCATAATCTGTTCGTGTAGCAGAAGTATGATAAATCTGGAAATGCAGATGGTAGCCAGTACTTTTACCTGTATTACCAACGCTTCCAAGTTGGTCACCCTGACTGATTTTGTCACCAACCTTTTGTGACGGAAGTAAAGCTAAGTGAGCGTATCTTGTATAATAACAGTCGCCGTTTGCATCAATAGTTTCATCATGCCTAATTAAGATTGAGTTGCCCCAGCCACCACCATGTGAGCCATCCTTGTCATCTCTGATACTAACAGCTGTGCCGGCTTTTGAAGCATATACAGGTGAACCGGCAATACGTCCCGGAACACCGGTAGTAAGGTCAAGAGCTGTATGACTTGTTTTATACCCTTGTGAAACATACCAACTGCCAACACCAAGCGGAAATAGCCAAGTGTTAGTGGCATAATATCCTTTAGGAACGTCATTATCAGAGCCAGATGAACTAGATGAACCACTGGTTTGTTCAGTTAATTTAATAACTGAGTAACCGTGGTCGTCAGCAATAAAGTTATTTGATGTAAGCCAAGGGTTTAGTCTTAGTATGTCACTAGGCTGAACACCTGTCATTTTAGAGATGGTTTGGATATCATCGTGCCATGAGCCGGGATATTGTGGTTTGATAGTCGCGTAAGCACCTGTTCCTCTGCTTGCATTACTTTTAAGTGATTCAAGATTAGCCTGTGGCGTATCAGCTGTTGGCATTTATCTCACCTCACAAAATAGAAATTGAGTTGCTTTGGTCAAAGTTTCCGAAAGTGGCAGTATAGTCCCAGAAGAAAATACCTTTGTCAAACGCTTGTTTGATAATTTGCATATCTTCATCAGGGAAGTTACCAGAAGCATTAAGTCCATTTGTTTTAATAAATGTCCATTTAGTTCTGGCGTGCAAGTCAATGTTTCTATAAACAGACTGCTTATAGCCGTATACTGACAGGTATTTGTCGTATCTCTCTACTAAGTCAGCAGGTGGAACTTTGTATCCGTATGTGAATTTAGTTTTGCCAGTAGCAATGTAGCCATTGGACGCTGCACTGTTGCCTGTTGCGGGTGCATTATAATTTTCAGCAATAGCCGTTAGGTCTTGTGTAATATCATCAATTCCAGAAAATTGAATAGCAGCATTGGTTGCGTTTGAAATAAGGCTACTTGCACTGCCTGATACTTTTTGAATAGCTGTACCGGCTCTTCCTGTTGCTAGAGTTACAGGATTTATTGTGTCAATAATGCTACCAGCCATTCCAGCAATAGCGCCAATAGAACCAACGACTGCTTGTGCAGTATTTCCTGCTCTGACATTTTGCTGTCTTTGTACATAGATGGCGTTTGATGCACTATGCAAATTGTAGTTGTTCTTATACTGATTGTATGCCCATCCGCTTTCAGGAATTACGGCGAATAGAGCAATTGTGGAAATATCATTGGAGCTGTAATTTTCCACAAACGAACTAATTGTTCCACTAGTTAAGTCAGCGGAAAGCTTGATTGAAACACTGTTTCCAGTAATAAATGCCGGACTGAATTTACATTCTTGTCCATACATACTCATGAAACAAGTAATGAACGCAGCTGACAGAAGTTTCTTGTTTTTTGGCGTGTAACCATTAATGCTTGTGGGGTGCTTACTGAAAGAAATACTAAGCGGTGCATTCTTTAGCACATAAGGATATTGTTGCAGCCTAATTACAGCAGTTGCTGTTCCGTTTTTAACATAAGAGTCTAGCAAAGTTCCAACGCCGGGATTATCAACATGAAAGTCAGAAAGGTTTTGTGCACCAGAATAAATACCAGAATTTACAGAACCTGTTCTTGATTCACCAGCATACGTTGTGGTAGCAAAAACTGCAATACCATCAGGTGTTACATCACTAGAGCCAACAACTTGATAACCGCCAGCATCACCAGTAGTAAAATCTTCTGGCACAATATTATCGCCTACAACATCAGTACTAGAGTGACACCTGTCAACATAACTCTGATAGTAAGTGATATCAAAGAACCAAGTCTGAATAACGTCAGTGCTTACATACAGTCTGGTACTGCCATTACTCGCCCATTCCATGCGATTGATGAAAGCATAGAACCAGCGTGTAGTAAAGTTAGAGTTTTTATACATGATATAATTGCAGTTGTAGAGTTTGTCAATTTCCTCTGCAACTACAATAGTGTTGTCTTTCTTAATGTAATTGAAGTCGTCAAATGTTTTGACAATTTTACCGGTAAAGTAAGCAGTCTGCGCTGCTACATTCGGAAACCATAAAGTATTGCTGTAATCACTCTCAAGTGGAGTGCTAAGCAATCTCAAATTCGTAGTAGGTGTGAACATTCTTTTACTCCTTTACTTACCCCATTCCCGCCCTCACTGTGAAGATGACCTATCACAGCTACCAAGTATTAGGAGATGAAAGCACTAAGATAATGACTTACTTAACCCTCAATGAACGCGTGAGCATTGGCAAGCGGACTGAATGCCATGGTCTCCCAGTGATGCAGGAAGTAAGTGCGGCTGAGGGTTGCCGCATTGTACGGAGTTTCTGCCATCTTATAGGTATTATCATTGGTACGAATTGCAGTGTTGTCCATGATAATCGCCAGCGTCTTAGCAGCATTGCCAGTGTTACCGAACGAATCAACAATCACCTGACGGCCAAGGAACTCAGCCTTGCCCATGTTGAATGCCTTTGCCAGAACTTCAACATCAGTGTATGCTGCAACGTCTGCACGGAGCATAATGCTGATACGCTCAGGAGAAGTCCAAGTCGTCAGCGGAGTAGCGCCAGCCACGCCAGCAGCATCAGCCATCTTCTTATAAGCGTTGTATGCAGAACTGGGGAACTGGAACTGCAAGAACTTTGCACGCGCACCCGTGATAATGCTCTTTGCAAACTCCTCGTGGGTAGCGTCAGCAACCTTGACAGTGGTAGAGCCGATATTATTATCGTTGATAGCCTGACCAACCAGACCCTTCATCAGCTTGAACTCGTCAATGTTATCACCGCTGGTCAGGGTGTTCAGAATCATGCTGACAAAGTTGTTGAAGGTCTCAGCGTTCAGGAAAGCGCCAGTCAGCTGCTCATCGTAAACAGTAACCTTGTACTTGTCCTGACGGTTACGGCGGTAGTAGACGGTCTTAACGTCAGGGTTTGCCGGTGCAAGCACATCGCTCATTGCAGTAGAATCATACGGAGTAGCAACAGCAGGGTTTGCAATGGAATCCTGCACATCAGTGCCGTAGGGAACGTCAACACCCTTAAACACCTTCAGCGGGTTCTCATAGACCATGTTGTGCGCTTCCTGAAACAGAATGCGGTTCACCAGACCAGAGATAAATTCATTCATGTAGGGAGTGTAACTCATGATTGCGCTACCAGTAGTCTGCAATGATGCAGCGGTAGCCAGAGGAATGTTTTCTTTCAGGGTGGTGCTGGTGTTAATTACAGCGTTAACAACGTCAACAGCAGTTGCCATATTATATCATCCTTTCAAATTAAGTCTCCCACCATTGAACAAAGCATTGATGGGGTCAGGGTCGTTCTCAGGTCTAATAGGGTCAGAGCCACTAGTTGTCTGGGGTACAGTCACCTGTAAGAACAACTTCATGTTATCTTCTTTCAGTTTGTTGTTTCTAGCAGTAAGGTCACTTGCTGTGTTCTGTGCAGAAACCTTTGCAGCAATCTCTTCACTGAAACCTGTGGTCAGTTCTGCCAAAATGTTGGTAGCTTCGCCTTGGTCTGCACCTTCGGGAAACAGTGCAAGCAACGCCTGTGTCTTTGCATTAAAGTCAGCTAGTTCCATTGTTATTTCTCCTTAGTTCGGTAATCCCAACGTGCTTTGTTGGGTCGCACATCAATATGTACGAAAGTGTTGTAAATGCCCACACCATAAGTGTCAGGATAAGTCTCATTGAAATAGTTGTAAACATCAATAGGCTTAACATCTCTGACTACAATATCTGCGGCATTTCCGTGAGTGTGCTGCGATTTTGGAGAAGCGTCTTTAAGTGTTGAGTTATATGCAACAGTTCTGTAACCGGAATTGATTTTGATAGCTTCGCCAAATTTCAGTCTAGCTTTTTCAAGAACTGTGACAAGTTCATCGTTAAGAACAACAACTCTACTGTTGTCCGAGCACTTGAACTCCGTTAGCTTGAAATGGTCAGACACTTTAGCGTCTAAGTTGTCAGGTGTAGTTACATCTTCAACAATGTAAACTCCATACTTCATTTCAATTCACCGTCTTTCTTCCCATTTAATGCTGATAAGAACGGCGCAACAAGTGCAACAAGGTCTGGGTTAATGTCGCCCAAATTTTCAAGCACAGAAATTGCTTCCGTCAGAATCACCAGCAGACACACAGTTCCACCAGCGGGAAAGCTAAAGCCAAGGTCTACAAACTGCATTGCGTATTCAGACAAATATCCAAACGCAATAAACAAGATGAAAGACGCTTTCTTATAGATTCCTTCCCTTGCCTTAGTGCTGTTAAGGTCTTTATTCTTTACAGCTTTAAGAACTCCGGTCGCCACGTCAATCAGCATAAAAGCCAACGAAATATAAATCTCCGTTGGAACGGAGCGAAAAGTTCCCATTCGGTTCACCTCCTCTCCGCATTTCTTTAATTTATTATACCACATTTTTGTTGAAATTTCAACGTATTTATGATATAATGAGTATGGGAAATGTTCCACGTGGAACAGGATGGAGCGTGAAAATTGATGCCTGAATTTTATGATGGGTCTAAGCTGCTGTCAATGATGGACATTAACGGCAATAAGCCAGAAATCTATATGTGTACCACTAACAGAAGCGGTGGTAAGACTACTTGGTTTAACCGTTACTGCGTTAAACGTTTCATTAACTACGGCGAAAAGTTTATGATTATCCAGCGATTTAACTATGAACTTGAGGACTGTGCGAACAAGTTCTTTAAGGACATTGAACGTCTGTTCTTTCAGGGTCATGTAATGACAGAACGTAGACGAGCTAAGGGTATTTTCTATGAACTTATTCTTGATGGCAATGTTTGTGGGTATGCGGTAGCACTTAATAATGCTGACCAGTTGAAGAAATACTCTCACTTCTTTAGTGACACTGTTAGAATGGTAATGGATGAATTTCAGAGCGAGACTAATCACTACTGCACAGATGAAGTAAAGAAGTTCAGGTCTATTCATACATCTGTTGCTCGTGGTAACGGTGCTCAGAGTAGATACCTACCTGTGTATATGTTGTCTAACCCTGTTACGTTACTTAATCCATACTATGTAGCTATGGGCGTTAGTACACGCCTTACAGACAACGTGAACTTTCTGCGTGGCACTGGCTGGGTACTTGAACAGGGATATGTTGATAGTGCATCTAAAGCACAGCAAGAATCTGCTTTTAACAGTGCATTCAGTGGCGATAACTATGATGTGTACTTGACGCAGGCTGTATATCTTAACGACAGTTCTGCATTCATTGAAACCCCCACTGGTTCTTCTAGGTATCTTGGCACTATCCGGTATATGGGCAAGGAATACGCTCTGCGAGAATTTCCCAATCAGGGTGTTATCTACTGTGATGACAGACCTGATTCTACTTGCCGTGTTAAGATGGCACTTACAACTGATGACCATAGGGTTAACTACGTTATGCTAAATCAGTTCAGACTGTTCGTTGATAATATGCGGTACTATTTTGACAGAGGTGCTTTCAGGTTTAAGAACCTTATCTGCAAAGAAGTTATCCTCAAAATGCTTTCATATTAACGCTATCCCACTGAGCTTCTATCATTGACACAGGCTGGATAGCAACGGTGAAGAGCCGTCAGCTATGTGTGTTCGTATATGCAATACGCCCTGATAGTACTCGGTTAAGGATATAGAAAATCCATCTGGGTAAGTACATTGTACTTCCAGATGGATTTGTTTTTTACTTATAAAGTAATTACATAAGAAACGAGTAGCAGCAATAAACACAGTGTAAGCGTCAATCTGTCAATCTCATACACTTTTCTGCTATTCCAAAGATACAGGTAGTAGCCAATGGTTGCAGACCATGCAAAGAATCCAATCATTTATAAAGTCTCCCTTCCATTACAGCTACTTCATGCCCATAAGAGCGTCCGTACATTTTTGCTTCATGCACAACATAGTCAATAGGCACAGTTACCTTGCGTAACTTATTAGCACGCACTGTGTAATCATGTTCTTCTTTATGTTTTGCAATAGCAATTTCAGCAGCTTTGCGAAAACCACCGTTAATGTATTTGTTTCTCTCAATCTCACCACGGCAAGTTGAGCAGTACTTGTAATTGCCCCTGGGTGCGTCAAAAATACTACCGCATACTAAACATTCTACTGTCATTCTTCATTCTCCTTATCTTTGCAGTCAACATTGCTTGGATGCACAATCATCCAGTCATCCAAACTATCATAGTGCTTGATGTGATAGGGACAGTCTGTGTTTTCACAGTGAAGTACTTCCGATGTGGAAGCATCACAAATTTTAGGAAGTTTCTCTTTCATTACGCTATTACCTCTACTTTCCGTAAGCCGTCAATCCAGCCAATTTCACCAGTCTCAGCGTTTACAGCATTGTACATTCCAGCCAAGTTATTACTATCAATATAATATGCTACTGGAATTTTGTAGTACAGCTTGCTGCCGTAACGTAACAAGTCGTGTTCTTTGCAGTCTTTAAACTGCTTGAGTTGTGTTTGCATAAATTCAGTCCTTAACAATCATAGCTACTTCTGCTTCTTCAACTAAAGTCGTATCTGGAATTTCTTTTGTGACACCTGTTACCATGTCAATAGCAAACACATCATCAATGTCATTGTCATTAACACGTTGCTCTACATACATCCACACCCTATCTCCGGTAGCACTCAAGTAAAAGCAATCTGTTGGTTTAAGAGTGCCAAGAGAAACGCGCTCAATAGTCTTTTCTTGATGAATAATAGTCATGTTCTCACCTCATAGTAAATTCAGTGTCCACCAGAAGCACACCGCCCTTAATTCTTCTAGGTAACAACTTACCCGGAACTGTCAAACCTCTTTTAAAGTCTTTAATTCCTCTAGTTTTACTAAGAAACTGTATCTCTTCTGGCGTCAATTTCGATTCTGCTAACGTCTGTGTTTCATCTCTAGGGTTAATACCATTCTCTATATCCTCTGCAACTTTAGGGTCAAAACTTTCAGCAAACAAGTTCTTGCACTTAGCTGGCATACCAGCGCATTTAATATTGAAGTACGGCTTGTCGATTTTCTCTAAGTCCTCAGCTACAACGTGCTCGATGTATGTTTTCTGGCGCACAAACCATCCTAAATCCCAACTAGATTCTAGCTTCCAGCAGCAGAAATTAGATGGATGCACTTTAATTCCTTTTAGCTTATCAGGTGGCAAGTCACAGTGTATGCTGTCTGTATCGGCATAGATAAATCCCGGTTTATCTTTTCCATAATAGTTTTGTTGAGCAGCGCGAATTGTGAAGTTGCGGGCATAACTAGTGATAGCTGAACCAACTGGAATGTATCCCGGTTTTTTGTCATTTTCGTCTACCTCATAGAATCCTATTGTTTCATCGTCTTTCATGTAAGCAAGTTTGAATGAACTATTTTTACTACTTGCCATTTTGCCATATAGGTTGTTTAAGAAAAGCTTTGCAAGAGTACGCTTTGCACCTTTGCTTGTCTTTTTGATTGCTGCATACTTATCAATGTACTCGTCAAAGATACCTACTGTAGAAGCAAATGTACAGTAGTCGAGTAGTTCATAATCAACTAAATCATAATGTTCTCTGAGCAATATAAAATCTGTCTGTGTAAGCGTTAGTTCTACTCTAGTATCATGCAAGTTTCCATCTAAGTCAGTATAGAACTCGTGATACTTACCATCTTTTCCTAGAACGTCAGAAGATTCTAGTGCTTCCGTACCCTTGTACAGCCATGAATCCTTAATCTGAACGAATGGCAAATATCCATCTTTCAAGTAGAACCGGGTCTTAATGCGGAAGAAACAGAAGTCCCCGAACTCGAACATCCGCTTGGGCTTGGGCTGGGGCTGAAACCAGAATGGGTCGTACTTGGCTTGTGAATATCCACTATCGTCCTCTAGGTGAACAAACACCGGCTTTCCTACTGGATAATCTGAGCCAGATTCTGAGTGCATTACAGATGGATATAGAGAGTTAACATCTGCGGTAACACCGTTGTGATACTCTTTGCACTCTTTTCCCTTTACCAAATAGCACCAACCGCCCTTGTATGACTTATGTATCCAGTCACCTACTGTTAGTGAACCGTATACTTCAGGGTCAAGCGGTATTTCATACAGGTCTGGGAAGAAGTTCTTGTAATCCTCTTGCATTGTTTCTTTGTATTCTGCTAAGCAGCAAGAGCCGATTGTTAGCTTTCTGTGACCTTCTGAAAACATTATTTCAAGCGCTTCTTTGATGACTAGAACATCGTTGGCGATGTACTTTAATTCTTCTGGTGTTATAGGGCATCCAGCATATCGTTTTCCCTTGTACTCCATCTCAAGTTTCTGGTGCTTGGTTTGGAAGGACTTGCCGATTGCTTTCAGGGAGAAGGGAAGCAGCTTTAAGCTGTCTCGAATTTCAATATAGTGCCCGTCTGTTTTAATAGTTATGGTATACCATTGACCCATGTCAGAGATTGAGTACTTGAAGGATTTATTCTGCATCTGTCCATTGTTGCGAAACTTTCCGTGTGCTATGTCACCTTCTTGGCAGTCGTATGATTGTTTATAGCCAGCGTCATGGAGTAGGTAGTACAACCAGAAGTTACCGTCAAATTTCAGGTTATGGAAGTATACCACTATATTCTCTTGCAAGGATAGATAGTATTGGAACAGCTCACCGATGGAATGAAACACCATCACATCTTCTGTCCATAGTTCCACGCTAGCGGCTGACCACACTTCTGTACTTGTTTGAGTTGACGTGTCCTCGTCTACTGTTGTTTCAAAGTCTGCACTAAAGGTGCGCCACTTGTCTGATGTCATTCTTCAAAAATCCTCGAAATCATCTGCAATGTCAGCAACATTGCCCATTGCCATTGCCCTATTTTTTATTGAAGAAGGAAGCAAAACATTCAAAATTGACTGAACTGCCCTAGAAGAGCTTTCGTTGTAACCAATTGCTGCAACTATTACGTCCTCTATAATCTCTTCACCAGCATCACGCAGACGCTCAACCACTGACCGCTCACCCTCTAGGTTAATCAAGCGCACCAAAGCACTGTTAATTTCCTGAATTTTATCACGATTTTTAAACATCCAATATGACTTAGAGGATTGCACACCTCTATCTGTCTTAGAATGCCCTGACTGGTAAATATCAATGGTATCATGTGAAAGTTTCCATAAACTGTCATCTGCAATTGTAGTATCTTGGTTAATTGCCCTGTCAAGATAATTTACAAACCGCTGGTATACAGAATCATCTGGAAACGCTTCCTGTGCAGTTTCTGCAAAGTTGGTTAAGGTACGCTCTGCTTCTGACGGTATTTCTTCAACTGGTGGAGCTTTGTATATTGCAGACTGCTCATATCTTGAATAACGCTCTAACGCTTCACCGCCTGAAATTAACTCACCTGTTGCTGGTTCAAAAACAGCCACATATTCTGACAGTTTATCAGGGTCTCTAACCATCCTGTTGATAGCTTGAACATCACGCCTACGATAACCCTTAATGCCCATTAAACGCACAAGCTGAGGTGCTACTATCGTTTCATAACCTCTGCCCTTTGCTTCCTGAATTTGCTTGTTAACTGCGTGCATTAACTCGCGCTTTGCAATAGCCAGTTCTCGCGCGTGCCTTGCTGCTTCTAACTGCCTGTTGTTCGTATCTTGTTCACCTTCTTTATAAAGAATTACCGCCACACCACCGAAAAGGCAGTGGAGCGGTAACTAAAAATAATAAAAAATAATAATTAATAATTTACTAGGGCTGGTCTCTTATTCTATTCACTAGTTTAACCTCTAAACACGGAAAGCCGGCTGCCATTCATTCACAATTATGCCTTAATCGCAATCATATCGCATCACCGCCTTTCGTAACTAGAGAATCACTCAATCACCTTACAGGTGATGAACTCACGACCGGCCTTGGAACGACCGTTCATGACCTGAATGGTGTGGAACTCCGCGCCGAACTCTGCAAACATGGTAACGGCAGAAGTGAAGTCCCGGATGAACGTACCGCTGTTGGACGTGTACGCCTTGCCGTCCTTGGTGGTCATCGACACAAGAGTGACTTCCTCACCCTTGGAGTTAGGCTCAGAGTAGACCAGCCACTTGTCCAGTTCCAGAACCTGACCGGAAACCTCGGACAGCTTGGAACGCTCAGGGGACTTTGTGAGCGCGTACATATCCATGGGGTTAGTGATGTTTGCGGACTTTGCGATGATGTTCATAACAGTTAGCTCCTATTCTCTTATGTGTTACTGTGCGTCAGCGTTAGACTTCTTAGCACGCTTACCAAAGCTTGATGCTTCCTCAGCAGTGGCTTCCTTTTCGTCCACGACCACAGCAGCATCGAACCACTGCTGCGCAGTCATTGCAAGGGTCTTGATGGTGCAAGACAGACCGGTAACAGCGATGGGCTTGACATCAGTCTTTTCCCAGACCTTATTGACGACCTTCATGGCCTCTGCGGGGTCAGAGAAAGCACCATCCAGAACGATAGAATCGTCCAACACTTCAAAAGTGGTGCTGTTGACGACCTTCAAAGAAACGGTGGTGATGGCAGACTTGCGGGTGATGTAATACTTGTGCATAATGTTTTTTCCTTTCTGTTTTAGAAAATGTTTGTGTTGTGGGATTTATCCACACACTTATTGTACCATAATTTTGGCTAAATTGGGATGAACGAATGTTGCAATTGGGATAGAGAAATGTTGTAGAATCGGTACAACCTATGGTTAGGGTAAAAATGACGGTAAATCGTCATTAAAACAATAGGTTGTATCTCCCGACTTTTGGAAAAGGCGGTAAGCCGGTTTTAACAGTTTCAACATGGTTTTAAACACCTCTTAGATAATAACAAACATTGTGTCTTGTGAATAATCATGACAGCACCTCAATCTAAGATATTAGAAAACATCACTTCCAGCTTGTCAATGGTGTAATAGTTCTGTGGAAAATTCGTGCGAGTACGCACAAGCCAAATAGGAAGTCCCTCTTCAAACATATACTCTAATGCTTCAATCCCATTTCTGAACCGGTTATCAATGTCAGGATAAAAAGCAATGGAAGGGTCATCGAACTGCCGTAAATCCATGCAGAAGTAGTATGTGCCGGGCTTGAACCTAATATCATTTTCGTTCTCGTAGTCCTCAATTGATGACAGGAGACGCTTTAATGTTGAAGTAGGCAGCATATTACTTACCGTCCTTTCCGTCCATATAACCGGACAGGTATACAAGCAATTCGTCCAAATCCTTTGCGGTGTTTGCTGTCACGTCTGCCGAAACGGTAGAGCGTGCAAGTGACAGAGCGTTGTACAGCTGAACAAGTTCAGCTGGTTTGTAATTCTTGAGATAAAGCCTAATCATAAAGACCACCACCCTTTCAAGAATCCATAAATGTACGCGGCTGCACCAATTGCGCACCAGATAAGGAACGGTGAAATGCACTGCAAGTGATATAAGGTCATATTTAACAGTCCTTCTTTCTCGTGGTAGTTCCCACGTTAGTGCTCATAGCGTACTATGAGCACTTGCCTAGGAATTACAGGCGCTTTACACGGATAAAGAATACATTAGGACGAACACTTGCCATACGGTTTGCAGCAGCCCACGCACGATTGATGGACGTGTATTGACGCTCACACATGAAAACACGGTAGTCATTTTCAGCAGACGGCATACATCCCATAAATTCCTCTGTAAAGAACTCAATGCGATACCAATTTTTCATAGTGCACCTCCTCAAACTATAAACTTTCTCATATCGTTATTAGTTGCCATCTTATACAGACGCGGCTTGTGCCGCGTTTCGACTTTTAGCAATACATCCGCGCACTACGAACATACTTTTCATGCAATTCGACACATTTAAACCATAAATCCGGCACTTCAACATCACCATTCTTAAGTGCTCTATAAAGATTTGTGCCTACCAACTCTTCAGTAAAACGCACAACATGTCGCGCCGTAGAATTGCTATAATTAACAGGCCCGTATACGTGTATATTATCATCCTGTTTTTTATCCCATGTATTGCAATCCATTGACAAAATCAGAGTGTTATAACTGTACAATTCAACAGTCTGCAAGCGAGAAAAATTATCAACATAAAAACGAACATGAGAATTTGCATAAGGCATAGAAATCATGTGATAATCAGTGTGCGTTGTACGAATAATCATTGTTGTACCTCCATTATGTTTGTGTTTGTGTTCGTGTTAATTCACACGTTACAACCTTACACCAGCGGTGCAAGGCTGTTGCCTATGAATTACAACTCAATCCAATAATTGAAATGATTTACAACTTCACCAGCACGTTCAGCAGTCCAATTGTCAAACAATTTCGCGTTGTTCCACGCGCGCTTAGTAAAATGCGAAACAATAATGCCATCACGATACAGAAACACATGGCCATCTGTATCAAAATGAATGCTGTCACCGTCAACAGACGCAACAAGTTTATTATTAAGAAAAATGGAAACACTAATAAATTCACGATATTTTTTCATTTTGTGTGCCTCTCTTGTGTTTTGTGATTGTGTTCTCTTTGTGATTATATTGTATCACATTTACTGCTATTTGTCAAGAGGTTTTTTGTTGCACCCTGTTTCGGTCTTCTCTATATGCCATCCCATCCGTGCATCCTTGTTACCTCTTTCATTGACACTATTATACCACAGATATAGTACAGTGTCAAGTGGTAATTTATGGCAACGTTGTACCAGGCTGGTAGTACTACTAGTATGCGTTGTACAACACAACAGTGTTGCATGAGCCAAACGGACT